TGCGGCATCCAAGGAGTCGAGGCGTGGATCGGACGACGAAGCCACTAGCCGACGCCGTCCTGGCCGAGGCGGCAGCCGACGTGCCGCAGGGCAAGGACGCCGAGCAGATCACGCAGCGCACCGACGGAGACACCGTCGAGGCCCGCAGCGTCTCGCGCACGATCCGCACGGTCGAGGACTTGCTAGCGCACATCGAGGCCGACATGACCAAGTACGAGGTCGCGGCGTCCGAGGCCACGAAGTGGGAGGGCATGTCCGTCGACCGGTCGAGCGGCCAGCCTGTGGTGACCGAGTTGTTTCGCGTGTTCGTGCGGCTCAAGCCGCGACCCGGCCCGGGCGTGCGTGAGGTCGTCGAGGCGATGATCGCGGCGGCCAGCCGAGACATCGTGCGGCCATCCCGGCCGAAGACCAAGTCGGTCAAGGGCGACCGCTGGGCGGTGCTCGTGATAGCCGACCCGCATTTCGGCAAGTACGCGTGGGCTCGCACGACCGGCCAGCAAGACTACGACGTCGGCATCGCGGCCACGCTCATTAGGGAGGCGTCACAGGAGCTGCTGTCGATCGCCGCATCCATGCGGCCGAGCCGGCTGACAGTGGCCACGCTCGGCGACGTGTACCACTACGACACGCCGAGCGGCACCACGACGAGCGGCACGCCGCTTGAGCGGGACGGGCGGCTGCAGAAAATGATCGAGGTAGGCACCGACGAGCTGCTGCGGGTCGTGGACCTGGCCGGCGACATCGCCCCGACCGACACGCTCACGGTGCACGGCAACCACGACGAGACGCTGACCTGGGCGTGGCTGCGGATCCTGCAGGAGCGTTTCCGCAAGGACCGCCGGGTGCGGGTCGAGGACACGTTTACGCCGCGAAAGTACCTGCACCACGCCGGCAACCTGCTCGGTTTCTGCCACGGTCACCGGGCCAAAAAGCGTTTGCCGCAGCTCATGGCGCTCGAGGCGGCGGAACTGTGGAGCCAGTGCCCCTACCGGGAGATCCACACCGGGCACTACCACCAGCAATCCGCCGAGTGGAGTCGGCCGATCGAGACGATCGACGGCGTGCTCGTGCGGGTGGCCCCTGCCCTGTGTCCGCCTGACGAGTGGCATGCACAGCAGGGCTTCGTGGGCAACAGGCAGGCGATGGAGCTGTTCGTGTACGAGCGCGGCGGCGGGCTGTCGAGCATGCACGTATCTGGACCACCACCAGGAGGACGACGGTGACACTGGACGAGAGCAACGCTGCCCTGCGGGCGGCTGTGACGGCACGACACGAGGGCATGGCAGCGTCGCTGGCGGGCTGCCCGCCGGCGCAGGCCGCGGCGGCGAGCGTGCTGTCGGACCCGGCGCCCTGTTGCGACGGCGGCCGCACGATCCCGGTGGACTACATCCTGCGAGGCGAGGCCGAGCTGCGTGCGGCGGCCGCCGGCTGGAAGCAGACAGTCGAGGACGCCAAGCCGGCACGGCTTGCACGGGAGGCGTCGCTGCGGCCGGGATCGGCCGAGTTCCTCGCCGTGCTCGACGAGCTGCGTGAGCTGCACCTGCGCAAGACACTCGACTACGGCGTCGACGAGGACGCGCTGTCGAACATTCGCACGAGCGCCGACTACGTGAACGTGCCGGCGTGGGCGGGCTGCGTGATCAGGCTGGCCGACAAGATGCACCGTCTGCGGGCCTACTTTCGCCGTGGCAAGGTGGAGTTTGACGGCATCCCTGACACGCTTCTGGACATGGCCGCCTACAGCATCATCGCCCTAGTGCTGTACCGCGAGTCCGAGCGTCCATAACCCCTGCCGACCGACCGCCGTCCTGCCGTACCGTGACGGCATGGAGGACGGCAGCGTGATTGCCCACTACCGGCACCGCAGCGGCCAGCGCGAGGCGATCCCGTCGCCGTCCGACGCTCTGTCGCTGGCCGCGGTCTACACGCCGACGCAGCAGACGTGGGGCAAGCTCACGTCGAAGAAGCCAGCCAGGCTGTCGCCCGAGGACATCGCCTTGGCCGCGTTCCGTCTGGGCGTCAAGCCGTCGGTCGCCCGTCAGGCCATCGAGATGGGGCTTTTCGATGGCTGACACACTGACCGCGACGATGCGTACCGTGATGATCTGGGACCGCACGGTCGACCAGGACATCGGCACGACCGTGTCTGCGAAGACGGACCAGAACACCTACGCGATCACCGACGGCAGCGGCAGCCGGCAGGCGGACCTCGTCTATGCGGCCAACCGCACCATCGCCGCAAACACGCTCGAAGAGATCGACCTGCGGGCAATCACGCAGACCACGCTCGGCGTCACCGTCAATTACGACTTCCGCCAGCTGCGGCTGGTGCGCGTGGTCAACACCGAGACGACGAGCGGCCGCAAAATCCGCGTCGGCTGCGATCCGGGCCGTCCCAGCGTCGCCTACGCGTCGGAGATCGGGCCGGGCTCCGAGTGGTTTTCAATCAATCACATCAACGCCTGGCCGGTCACGTCGACCAACCAGCTCATGTACATCGCCAACCCCAACGCCGCGGCGGTGAGCTACTCGCTGTATTTGGTCGGCACCTCCGTGGCACCCACCTGATGCCTACGCTCACGATCACCGGGCAGTTGCGGCTCGCGGCGTCATGGGTCGACGACCTGACGCTGACGACCGTCACCGACTCCGCGTCTGTGCTGCAGACGCTGTCGCTCGCCAACGGCACCGGCGCCGGCCAGGTCAACGGCTACTGGCGGGACGTGCGCACCGTCGGCATCTCGGCCACCGACACGATCAACACGACGGCGTTGCCGCTGTCGGTCTTCGGCACGGCCGGCACGCTCAATCTGGCGAGCGTCAAGTTGATCTACGTCCGCAACCAGTCGTCGACGGTCACTCTGACCTACGACATCGCCGGCACCAACTGCGGGATGCCGCCGGGTGCGGTGTTTCTGTGGACCGCCGGCACTGCTCCGACCAACAAGTGGTTTGACGCCGGCAACATCGTCATCGAAGGCGGAGCGGCGTCCGCCACGTACGAGATCGTCCTGGCAGGAGTGAAGGCATGATCTCCGACGCACCTGTCATGGCCGCAGGCGGCGAGGCCACGCTGATGGCGCAGGTCGCCGCGTTCCTCGAGGTCGCCAAGGCCAAGGCCGCCGGCGGCATCACGTGGGCCGAGTTTGGCGAGCTGCTGATTGCTCTCCTGCGGCTGTCCGTCGAGACCCTCGACGCGGTGCTCGGGATGAGCGGTGCCGAGAAAAAGGCGCTTGTGCTCGAGGCCGTGGCCGCGCTCTTCGACCAGCTCGCGGACAAGGCCGTGCCGGTCGTCGTCTGGCCGGTCTGGATCCTCGCCCGACCAGCGATCCGGGCGCTCGTGCTGGCCCTCGCCAGCGGTGCCATCGAGATCGTCCTACCGCTCACGAGGGCCGCCGAATGATGCCGCTCCTGCTCGTCGCCGTGGCCGCGGTGGCGCTCGCCTGGCCGTGGATTCAGGCTCACTACCACGAATGGCGGTGGCCGCAGCTCGACAGCCGCCACCTGGCCGCAGCCGCGCTCGTCGCCGCGGCCGCGTGGTCGTACGTCGCCAGCTCGCCGGCCACGCCGGCGCCGGCCCCTGCCCCGGACCCGGCGGCGTTCACGCTGCGCGGCAAGTTCGTCGGGCCGGATGCCGCCCGGGACGCGGCGCTCGTCGCAGCCCTGTGCACCGAGCTGGCCAACGAGATCGAGTGGGACGCGAGCCAGCCCGAGCCGCTCATCCGCACCGGCGTGGCGTTCGACGAGCTGCGGGTCCGCAGCCGCGTCCTCCTGTGCCGTGGCGAGTCGCTGGGTGCCAAGCACCCGCTCGCGCGTCAGGCGATCGAGGACTACCTCAACACCGTCGCAGGCACCGCAGGAGGCCCGCTCACGCCCGAGCAGAAGGCCAAGTGGGTCGCCGCCTACCGTGAGGTCGCCCGGGCCGCGGAGGCCGCTAGGTGAGCGCACCCAAGCATCCGTGGCGCCTCGTGGCGGCTGCGGCACTGGTCGTCTGGCTTGTGCTCTCCTTCTGGTGGGCAGCCGGCGAGGTGCGGCAGCCGGCGATCCTGACCGGATACGTGCCAGACCCCGAGGGAGTCGCCCGGTTCCTCGAGGAGCTGCCCGAGCCCTACTTCGCCCAGGCCGGCGCCGACGCCATGCGTCAGGCCGTGCCAGTCGACACGTTTCTCTACAGGCAGATGGACCGAGCGCACCGCGCCCGGTACGGCACGCCGTTCGTCGTTGGCAAGCAAGGAATCGGCGACTGCATAGCCTGGGGCGCGATGCACGCCGTCTTCTGCGCCGAGGCCGTGGACTGGGCGACCGGCAAGCTGGCCGAGCCGCCCAAGATGCCGGCCAGCGAAGCGATATACGGCGGTGCCCGGGTCGAGGCGCGCGGCCGGGACGGCTCCGGTCGGTCGCCGGTTGGCGGGTGGAGCGACGGTGCCACCGGATGGGGAGCGGCCCGCTGGCTGCGTGACTGGGGCGTCGTGTACCGCGAGGACGTGCTAGGGCACGACCTGCGGACGTACGACAAGGCCCGCGCCAAGGCGTGGGGAGCGTACGGCTGCGGCGGCCAGGGCGACGACGGCAAGCTCGACGCGCGAGCCAAGCGGCATCCCTGCCGGCACGTGGTGGCCTGTAAGACGTGGGACGAGCTGGTCGCCGCCGTGACCTCGGGCTACCCGGTGACCATCGCCAGCTCGGTCGGCTTCAACAGCGGCAACCGCGACGCCGACGGCTTCTGTGCCGCGTCCGGCACGTGGATGCACCAGATGTGCGTGATCGGCGTGCGGTTTGGCAACCGCACGGGTGGCCTCGTCTGCAACTCGTGGGGCAATTACGTCGGCGGTGGGAAATTCCCACCAGACCAGCCCGACGGCACATTCTGGGCCGAAAAGTCGGCCATCCAGCGAATCCTTGCACAGGGCGACAGCTACGCCATCGGTGGCGTGGACGGGTTTGCGTACCGCGAGATTCACAACGGCGACTGGCTGCAGCCGCCACCGGAGGAGCAATGACGGA